TCGTTGCTGAACTTTATTCGTGGCTCGATGAGCGCACCGCTTCCGGGTGAAGAAAACTACTAATGCAACAGCCGATCTATAGCCCCGAAGAAGAAGAGTTGCTGATGAGCAAACTCTGGTCGCCCGTCATCAAGGACGACCCAGAGGCTTTCGTGCTACTCGCTTTCCCTTGGGGCCAGAAAGGCACCCCGCTTGAACACTTCCGGGGTCCGCGTAAGTGGCAGCGTGACATACTTCGAGATATTGCAGCACATGTTGCGAAGAATAAAACCGCAACCTCCTACGAAGTCCTGCGTATGGCTACGGCTTCGGGGCGCGGTATCGGTAAGTCTGCGCTCGTGTCGTGGCTTATCCTCTGGATGTTGAGTACCCGAATAGGCTCAACGACCATTGTGTCGGCTAACTCGGAAGCGCAGTTACGCTCGATTACATGGGCAGAAATCACTAAGTGGGCAGCGCTCCTGATCAACTCGCATTGGTTTGAGATTAGCGCCACCCGCGTCATGCCTGCTAAGTGGCTTGCTGAACTGGTTGAACGTGACCTTAAAAAAGGTACGCGTTACTGGTCCGTTGAGGGTCGGTTGTGGTCCGAAGAGAACCCCGACTCGTATGCCGGTGTCCACAACTTTGACGGCGTGATGGTCATTTTCGACGAAGCCAGCGGTATCCCTGACCCCATCTGGTCGGTGACGGCAGGCTTCTTTACGGAGAACACTCCGCATCGTTTCTGGATGTCTTTTAGCAACCCCCGTCGTAACGAGGGCTACTTCTTCGAGGCGTTCCACTCTAAGCGTGCGTTTTGGAACACCCGCAACATTGACGCTCGCACCGTTGAGGAAACGGACAAGTCGGTATACCAGCAGATCATTGACGAATATGGCATTGACTCACCTCAAGCCAAGGTGGAAGTCTATGGAGAGTTTCCGTCAGAAGGTGACGACCAATTTATTCCGCCTAGCCTTGTTGATGGCGCAATGTCTCGTAATCGGTATAAGGACGAAACAGCGCCACGAGTTATCGGCGTCGATCCTGCGCGAAGTGGAGCAGACTCGACGGTTATCGCAGTCCGCCAAGGACGCGACATCATCGCCATCAAGCGCTACAAAGGCGAAGACACGATGGAGATTGTGGGACGCGTAATTGACGCCATTGAAGAATACCAACCCGCACTTGTCGTCCTTGACGAAGGCGGTCTCGGTTACGGCATCCTTGATCGTTTGAAAGAGCAGCGTTATAAGGTGGTGCGTGGCGTCAACTTTGGATGGAAGTCCAAGACCCCGGCTATGTGGCAAAACAAACGTGCAGAGTTGTGGGGCGAAATGAAAACGTGGCTGAAAGACGCCGCGTTGCCTAATGATCGGCAACTAAAAGCCGACCTCACAGGTCCAAAGCAAAAGATCAATTCCTCTGGCGCTATTCTGCTGGAATCTAAAAAGGACATGAAGTCACGCGGCCTTGCCTCGCCTGACGCTGCCGATGCGATTGCTGTGACCTTTGCGTATCCCGTCGCGCACCGCGAATACCGCGAGCGTCCCCGCACGATTACTACGAGCCGCGAGGGCGGCATGATCAACACTTGGATGGGTGCCTAATGGCTAAGAAGTCCGTCAGCCTCTCAATTAAGAGAGGAGAAAAATTGCCGGTGTCAAGAGGGGCTGGATTGACCGCCAAAGGTCGCGCTCGGTACAATCGGGCGACAGGTTCTAAATTGAAACCGCCCGCACCTAACCCTAAAACGGAAAAGGATGCTGCTCGTAAACGATCTTTCTGCAAACGTATGGGCGCAGTAGCCCGCAACGCCAAAAACGGCGAGCGTGCCAAGGCATCCTTGAAACGATGGAAGTGCTGAAATGGCTGCAAAAAAGGGTCTATATGCGAACATTCATGCTAAACGCGCTCGAATCGCTGCGGGATCGGGCGAGAAAATGCGTAAACCGAATTCTAAAGGCGCTCCAACGGCTGCCGCTTTCCGAAAATCTGCCCGAACCGCCAAAAAGCCCGCCAAATCCTCCAAAAAAGGTTAAAAAACATGTACGGAAAGAAAAACCCCGGTCCAATCGGCGTGTCTCCCGGCGCAACAGTCGGTGACATGATCCAAAACAGCCGGATGCAGAAGCCCCGGATGCCTGCTCCGCGTATGCCGAAGCGCGTAAACGAGGAAATGATCCGCACTACGGTTGATTTTCGACCGACCCCGATGGGTCGTCGAGGGATGCGCTAATGCCTCTCGTAAAGTCTGCCTCTAAAGGCGCCTTCCGACGTAACCTCAAGGCTGAACTAAATTCGGGCAAGCCGATGAAGCAAAGTCTGGCGATTGCGTACTCCGTCAAGCGCCGCGCTGCGGCCAAGGGTAAGAAGGGCAAGTAATGGCTAAAGACCCGACAGGGATAAAGGGCGCGGCTTACGTGGCTAATACGCCCGAAAGCCGTCGTGGGCGCGATAAAGCAGACATTCTGTCTCAAGCGCGTACCCGGATGCAGTTGTCCCTGACGGCTTATAGCGAGTCTCGGGACAGCGAACTAGACGACCTGCGCTTTATGGCAGGTTCGCCGGATAACCGCTGGCAGTGGCCTCAAGAGGTGCTGGCAACCCGTGGTGCCGTGCAGGGTCAGACGATTAACGCTCGTCCCTGCTTGACCATCAACAAGTTGCCCCAGCATGTGCGCCAGGTCACTAACGACCAGCGCCAGAATCGCCCTGCGGGTAAAGTCATCCCGGTTGATGACAAGGCGGACATTGAAGTTGCCGAGGTGTTTGACGGTATCGTCCGGCACATCGAGTACATCTCCGACGCTGATGTCGCTTATGACACCGCCTGTGAGAATCAGGTGACGTATGGCGAAGGCTATATCCGCATCCTAACCGAGTATTGCGACCCGGATTCGTTTGACCAAGACATCCGTATCGCTCGCGTTCGTAACTCGTTCTCGGTATATATGGACCCGCACATCCAAGACCCGTGCGGAGCCGACGCAGAATGGTGTTTCATAACCGAGGACATGCCCCGTGAGGAGTTTGAGCGTCATTTTCCTGACGCCGAACCCATCTCGTCGATCCAGAGCCGTGGTATTGGTGACGAGAATCTGGCGCAGTGGATTACCGACAATTCAGTACGGATTGCGGAATACTTCTACGCTTACTACGAAAAAGCGAAGTTAAACCTCTATCCAGGCGGCGCTACCGCCTACGCTGGCTCACCTGAAGCCGCGCAGATGGAGGCGATGGGCCTCGCTCCGATCCGCAGCCGTGACGTAGACATCCGCAAGATCAAGTGGATGAAGATTAACGGCTACGAGGTGCTGGAAGAGCAGGACTGGCCGGGTAAGTCGATTCCGGTTGTTCGCGTAGTCGGCAACGAGTTTGAAGTTGAAGGCCGTATCTACATCAGCGGCCTCGTGCGTAACGCTAAAGACGCGCAGCGCATGTACAACTACTGGGTATCCCAAGAGGCGGAAATGCTCGCCTTGGCCCCCAAAGCGCCGTTTATCGGCTACGGTGGGCAGTTCGAGGGATACGAACACCAGTGGAAGACCGCCAATACCCAGAACTGGCCGTATTTGGAGGTTAATCCTGACGTAACTGACGGCGCTGGCAACATGCTGCCGCTGCCGCAACGTGCCGCTCCGCCCCTTGCTCAAACCGGGCTGATTCAGGCTAAGATGGGCGCGTCGGACGACATCAAGTCCACGACGGGCTACTATGACTCTAGCCTTGGCGCCACGTCTAACGAGCGCTCGGGTCGGGCCATATTGGCGCGTGAACGTCAGGGCGATACGGGGTCATATCACTACGTCGATAACCTTGCCCGCGCTATCCGCTACGTCACGCGTCAACTCGTTGACTTGATTCCGAAGATTTACGATACCCAGCGTATCGCTCGGATCATCGGCATTGACGGGGAAACCTCGACGGTGCGGATTGACCCGATGCAGCAAGAGCCTGTCCGTAAGATCATGGATCAGGCTGGCGTTGTTATTGAGAAAATCTACAACCCGTCCGTGGGTAAGTACGACGTTGCCGTCACGACCGGCCCGTCCTACATGACCAAGCGCCAAGAGGCGATGGACGCGATGTCGCAGATTCTCCAAGCCAACCCGAACCTTTGGGGCGTGGCAGGCGATCTGTTCGTTAAGAACATGGATTGGCCGGGAGCGCAGGAAATCGCCAAGCGCCTCGCCAAGACCATTGATCCGAAACTACTGTCTGACCCGGATGAAGACCCAGCGCTTCAGGCTGCTAACCAGCAAATTGAGGCTATGGGCGCTGAAATGGATCAGATGTTCCAAATGCTCCAGAACGTCTCGCGCTCGATGGAAGCGACGGAACTGCGGATTAAGGAGCAGGAAGCGCAGATTAAGGCGTATGACGCTGAAACTAAGCGTATTAGCGCTGTCCAAGCAGGAATGTCTGAAGAGCAAATTCAAGACATCGTGATGGGCACAATTTCGGGTATGATGTCAACAGGTGATTTGATGCCCCCGGAGGTTCCGCGTGAAGCCCCCGGAATGGGTGAGGAAATGGTATGAAACCGGCTGACTTCGTAGGCATGTTGTTCCTAGCGCGGGATGTGACCCATTCCGTGCATCTGAACACCCGTTCGTACGCCAAGCACAAGGCGCTCGGTAAGTTTTACGAGAGCGTGATTGGGCTGGCTGACGACTTTGCGGAAGCCTACCAGGGTCGGCACGGGCTGATTGGCCCGATTTCGTTAATGTCGGCAAAAAAGACCAGCAATGTGGTGGAGTTTTTGCAGGATCAGTTAGCCGAGATTGAGGCTAACCGTTACAAGTTCTGTGACGAAAACGAAACGGCTATTCAGAACATTATTGACGAAATCGTCGCGCTGTATCTCAGCACTTTGTACAAGTTGCGCTTCTTAGCGTGAGGTAACGATAGTGGAACTTCTTAACCCCCTTGTTCAATACCCGTCATACAACGCCGCGTACACTGGTACCGCAGGCTCAACGACGGCGTGGAACCCCGGCCCAGAGGGCGTGGTGGTGTGGTCAACGACGGCGGCGTATATCCGCGTGGGTGAAGGCGTAACAGCCACCACGGCGGACACTCCGATTCCGGCCAACACCCCGATCCCGTTTAAGGTTCCGCCGGGTACTGGCGCTCCGTGGCGCGTGTCGGCTATTCAAGTCGGCTCTGCTGGCACGGTGTACGCCAAGCCGATTAACCAGAACTAAGATGGCGCGGTACTACGGCGTCCCGCTGCGTAACGCCATTAGCCTTGGGCTAGGTGGCGTTATTGCGTTAGCGACGGCTGAAGCCACCCCGCTACCAGGGCCGCCGTGGCAAGTCGCATCCAGCGCGGGCGTTGTTTATAACTGCGACACCATTGTGCTTGACAGTGCCGGTACTGCGTTTGTTTGCGTTGATAGCGTAAAAGACAGCGCTGGAACCGAATACTTCCCGATTTGAGGTAACTAAACATGGCCGCTTTTGAAGTCCTTTCGTTAGACCCAGCCGTCCCGCAGATTCGCGCTCCGGGCGCTGGCGACACGTACTCCGTCCCGCGTGAGATGGCGGTCTCCGTCAACTCCGCATCTGACGCCCTGCGTATTACGCAGACCGGCGCTGGCAACGCGCTTGTTGTCGAGGATAGCGCTAACCCGGACGCCACTCCGTTTGTGGTTACTGCTGACGGCAGCGTAGGAATCGGGACGAGTTCGCCTAGTTATCGGCTGTCAATTGAGCAATCTGCTAATGCGGTAATTGGCGAAAACATCCGCAACGTCAACACAGGCGCAAGCGCCTATGCTGGTCTTTATTTCGGCGGCGCGGCATCTGCGACGGATGTCTTTATTGGCGCTGTAGGCGATAGCAACACGGCGTTTGGTGGCGCACGCTCTGCTCTTTTCGGCACAAACACGACAACGCCGATTGCGTTCTATACGAACGGAACGGAAAAAATGCGCCTTACCTCTGCCGGCAACCTCGGCATCGGAACGACTGCGCCAGAAACAAAACTAGACGTTGTTGGCACTAGCGGCACAGAGCAGTTCCGCATAGGCAACACCGGTGGCGGCACGGACTTTGGCATCAACGTCACGGAAAATGTTGGCGCGGTTATTAACTCTGCCGAAGGTGCAACTACTCGTAGTATTCAGTTTCAATCTGGTGGAACCAACACTGTTTTAATTACCGCCGCAGGAGAACTAAATGTTGGCGGTACGACAGCAGTTGCTGGGGCAAGCGGGTTTATTACTTGCGAAAGATTAAACGGGCAACCGGGTATTGCTCTTTTTAGAAACGATACTTCTATTGTCGCAGGCAATCCGTTTGGATCAATAGATTTTTACGGCAACGACACGACTGGAAACGTCGTAACACAGCATGCGTATTTTGCCGCTGTAGCGGCTGGCACGCACGCTACTGGCGACAACCCGACCGATCTTACTTTTGGCGCTACTGCAAACGGTAGCGCAACTGCCACCGAGCGTATGCGCCTCACCGGGGGTGGGGATTTGCTGGTCAACACCACGACTTCCGGCCAAGGCAAGTTGATGGTCAAGCAAGGGGCATCGTCAGTCGCTGGCGGTATAGCCCTGCAAGCAACGTCAAATGATAGTTACCTCGGAATCTGGAACGACGGTTCTGTATTCAACATTGATGCCTATTACAACAGCACCGGATCGTATCAGCCGATTGCGTTTAGGACTTCCAACACCGAACGCGCCCGCATCACCGCTGCCGGTGACGTCGGCATCGGAACTGCATCGCCCGGTCAGAAACTTGAAGTTGCAGGAAATGTGCGACTGAGTGGTAGTCAAGTTGGATCAAAAATTGAAAATAAAGTAAATGCAATAAATGTTTCAACGGCAACAACCATTTTGGATGTAGCCGGGTCTTATGGAAGGCTTGTAGTGGTAAACGGATATAATGCAGCCGGTAGATTTTGCGACTTGGTGCTTGCATCAACAAGCGTTTCCCCAACCGTTGTTGCTTCATTTACGGCGCAAGGAAGCCCGGCAGCACGAACTTATACGCGCTCTGGCCTTGCGTTGCAGTTAGCAATGGCATCTGACACTTATGAGGTTCATGCGCTTGCGCTTGGATTCTAATTAGGAGACACAAATGGCTACTGAAATCACTTGGGTTATTTCTCGTCTTGATTGTTTGCCAAGCGCTCCAGAAGGCACAGACTATGTGGTCACGGCTTATTGGTATTGCAACGGCGTGAATGGCGATTACAGGGCGAATGTGTACGGCACCTGTTCGTTTGCCGTCGTGCAGGGCGAGGCTTTCACGCCCTACGCTGACCTGACGCAAGAGCAAGTGCTGGGCTGGTGCTGGACTAACGGCGTGGACAAAGAGTCTGCCGAGGCTGCAATAGAGCAGCAGATTCAAAACCAGATCAACCCGCCGATTGTTTCACCGCCGCTTCCGTGGTCGGCACAACCGTAATAACGCTTATATCAACCATCACAAGGCATAACAGATGCTAGAAGCAAAGTTAGAGATGACGCTAGAAGAAGCCGTCGCTATCGTGAACTTGTTGGGGTCGCTCCCGACGAGTCAGGGCGGCTATCCGCTGTGGCAGAAGTTGAAGGTACAGGTCGAGGCGCAAATGCCGAAGCCTGAAGCCGAAGAAGCCAAGCAGTAAGCATTTAACGAAGGACGTAGCCCATGCAAAGCAAGAAAATCACTCAACTTCCGGCAGCATCATTACCGCTGACGGGCGCTGAGGCTGTGCCGATGGTGCAGAACGGGACGACCGTTCAAGCCCCATCTAGCCAACTGCAAGCATCGGTTAACGTCCTGAGTTTCTTTACTGCCGATCAGGTCACGAAGATTCTGGCCGGTACGACCGACTTTGACTGCTCGTCGGGCATCCAATCTGCGATAGCCGCGAGTCGCCGCGTGTACATGCCGAAGGGTCTGTACAAGTGCAACGTCAACATCACAAGTCGCGTCATCATTCAAGGCGACGGGTCTACGTCAACGATTGTCAAGCCGTGGAACGATGCTACGGCCTCGATGACTTATAAGTTTGCGGCGATGAGCAATCCGGCGCCGCTGGACTTCTGGACGTATCACAGCGAAATCCGCGACATTGGCTTTTACTCTAACGCCACTCGCACGGGCGTGGGTTTTGCCTTCTCGCAGACGACGCTAGCCTCTCCGCCGATTAGCAACCACAGCAGCCCGCCTGCATTGACTGCGGCTGGCCCTGCCGATCAGTACGCCAACAACGTCAAGTTCTACGGCTGTCATTTCGTCAGTCTGGATAAGGGTGTGTTGTTCCCCGATGGCAACATTGGCAGTGAGTTCTACTCCTGCGGATTCAGCGACAACTATTACGGCGTCTACACCATCAACAACAAGTTTGGTGGCGACGGCATGCACGCCGGTAACAAGTATTTCTACGGCGGCATGTTCACGGACAACATCTGTGGCTTGTACGTCAACAACACGTCCAACTACGGTGCCATCAACTTCTACGGCACCATCTTTGAGTTGAACGTCATTGCGGGTTATATCTACAACGACAACCCGACCGGCCAGATTGGCTGGCAAGTTTGCCCGCTGAAGTTTGACGGCTGCTGGTTCGAGTTCAACGGTGCGACCTATGGCCCGCACCCCTCGACTGTGGCGCTCGATGCGTGGTCAGGCTCAACGCGCACCGCTCAGACGGTTGCGAAGCGTTCGTGGGTCATCGCCGGTCAACGCAACGTCATCAACTTTGACAACTGCGGCGTGGTGGCGGACATTAACTTGGCCGCGACCAACTCTCGCGTCATTCTGAACGAGTGCGTGGCTGAGGCTGAAGTCGCCTACATTGGCGGCAGTTGCACGGTTGATCCGACCTCGCAACTTGTCAACCAGTCACCGGCTACCGAAGGCGGCACGATCCGCAACGACGGCTGCATCACCTCGGGCTACGTCAAACTCGGCCAGCCCGATATTGACCTGACCGGCACGTTTGTTCCGGCAACGCCCAAGTCTCGATGGTGGCTGACCGAAGCCCGTAATGGCATCCAACCCGACATGGGTAGCCTAGTTGCGTCCGAATCGTTCGTCACGCCGTATACGCTAAAGGACGGCTCTGGCGCATTGACTCTTGCAGGAACGGTCGTCAGCGACGGTCGCCTCTTCAAGCAGTGCAATGAGTTTACGGATGCCTCGTTCACGACGGGCGAGTATTGGGGCATGTTGGATACCAGTTTCGGCACGACGGCTGGCTGGTATGCGTTCACGGTGGACGTGAAGGTTACGGTTTGCGCCGACCTTAACTTCCTCAACTTCTTTGTGTGGAACCAGAACCAAACCGGGGAACTGGCAACACTTGTGTACGAGGCGCGTATTCCGGCACTTAACAAGTGGTACACGCTTGCTGGCTACGCCTATCTCCCGTCGCCCCTTGCTATCAAAAACATGTATTTTGATATCCAAGGCCCGACTGCTGGCGGTACGGCTACCACTTGGCGCCTCTCGGCGTTCCAAGCGCACCGCTTTGACTCAATGGCCGATGCCATTAACTTCCTGTCAAACGGCGCGTACTCGCACAGCGGTATCGCCCTGACTGGCACGGCAGATCGTATTGTTGGCGACTTCTCCAACGCCACGGTGCCTAGCCGCACCATGTTCCAGACTAGTACAACTAATGGTGCAAGTCGGCTGGGCGTAATTCCGAACGGCACGGGCAACACAAGTTCGTATTCGCTCTTTAACAACAGTACTGCGCTCAACTGCGGCACGATGAGTATGACGCTGACCAATTCGTTGGCGTCGCTTACAAGCGGTATTACTGGCTCCGGCTCGTATGTTCCGCTTGACATCAACGTCGGCGGTTCTCAGCGATTGCAGATTAGTACCGCTGGCGCTGTGGCAATCGGCACGACGACGCTTGCTGACAGTGCGTTGACGCTGGCTGGCATCTATCAATCCAGTTCAAACGTCTCGAATGTCTATTACACCGGCGGAACAATTCCAGCCACGACTACGAGCGCTACATCTGTATTCCACTCGAACGTGGCTACAGCCGCTTCGGCCTTCACGCTGACCAATCTGTACCACTACCGTGTGACGGGCGTGTCGCTTGGCGCTGGCTCTGCGGTGACGAACGAGTACGGTTTCTACGGCAACATCCCTGCCGGTAGCGGCAAGTGGAACGTGTACGTTAACGGCACCGCTCCTAGCCTGTTCAATGGAACAACGGTTGTGGGTACGGCGCCTTTGGCTACCACCGCGACGGACGGATTTTTGTACGTCCCGACGTGCGCTGGCGTGCCTACTGGAGTACCCACCACTTATACCGGCACCGCTCCGATTGTGATCGACACGACCAACCACCGTTTGTACTTCTTCAGCGGCGGGTCGTGGCGAAATGCGGGTCCGTAATGTTGCTTGAATGATACAAGTGGCGTAACATAAAATTTAACCGTACTGGTGCGGCACACCAGGTTTCCGTAAGGAAGTTTATGTCGGACGAAAACCAAGTCCCTGAAGTTGTAGCGGAAATACCCGCGTCGGAACCGGTGGCTACGGCGGCCCCGGAACCCGAAGTCGTTGCAGAAACGCAACAGCCGGAGGAAAAGCCAGCCAAGACGTTCACTCAAGAAGAGTTGGACGCGATGGTCGGCAAGAGGCTTGCGAGGGAACGTCGCAAGTGGGAAAGAGAGCAGGCTATAAAGGCCACGCCGGGAACGGCTGAAGCCGCTGCTTTGCCGAGTAGGGAAGAAGACCCTGACGCTTATGCCGAGGCTCTGGCCGAACGCAAAGCAACGGAACTCCTCGCCCGACGCGAAGCAGAGCGGGAGCAGATGGCTCTCTTAGAGGCGTATCACGAGCGTGAAGAAGCGGCGCGTGACAAGTACGATGACTTCGAGCAAGTCGCGTACAACAACGCACTGCCGATCACGACTGTGATGGCACAGACGATTCAGGCGTCAGATTTGGGGCCAGATATAGCCTACTTTCTGGGGTCTAATCCGAAGGAAGCCGAGCGCATTTCCCGCTTACCGCAATTCCTTCAGGCTAAGGAAATCGGGAAGATTGAGGCTAAGTTGGCCGACAGTCCCGCCCCGGTTAAAAAGACTACTAGTGCGCCCCCGCCGATTAAGCCTGTCACGGCAAAAGGCACTGGCGCTCCGGTCTACGACACGACAGACCCACGGTCCATCGCGGCCATGAGTGCGTCAGAGTGGATTGAGCGCGAGCGTCAGCGACAGATTAAGCAGTGGGAAGCGCGTAACCGCTAACAATTTTTTGAGGACACGAAAGTGGCTAATACACTTCTTACTATTGACATGATCACTCGGAAGGCTCTGGAAATCCTGGAGAACAACCTTGTGATCACCCGCAACGTGAACCGTCAGTACGACGATTCGTATGCCGTGGAAGGCGCCAAGATCGGCACCACGCTGCGTATCCGTCTGCCGGACCGCGCTCTTGTGACTGACGGTGCCGCCCTGCAAGTTCAGGACGACAACGAGCAGTTCACCACCTTGACGGTTGCCTCGCAGAAGCACATCGGCGTCAACTTTACGACCGCCGAAATGACGATGCAGTTGGACGACTTTGCCGAGCGCGTGCTGAAGCCGCGTATCAGCCAGTTGGCCGCCAGCATTGACGCTGACGTTGCCAACTCGTTCAACAGCATCTACCAGTCGGTTGGTACTCCGGGCACGACTCCGGGCACCTCGCTCGTTCTGTTGCAGGCGCAGCAGAAGTTGAACGAAGCCGCTGCTGGCATGTCGCCCCGCTACGCCACCGTGAACCCGGCTGCTAACGCCGCGCTCGTGGAAGGCATGAAGGGCTTGTTCAACCCGGTGTCCACGATCAGCAAGCAGTTCAAGAGCGGCTTGATGGGCGAAGGCATCCTCGGTTACGACGAACTTGCCATGTCGCAGTCGATCAAGCAGTTCACGACCGGCAGCCGCACGGGCACCATCACGGTGAACGGCACGGTTTCCACGCAGGGTCAGGCGACCATTACGCTTAACGGCACGACCGGCAACACCCTCAAAAAGGGCGACGTGTTCACGATTGCTAACGTGTTCGCTGTCAATCCGCAGACCCGCGAATCAACTGGCTCGCTCCAGCAATTCGTGGTCACTGAGGACATCACTGCTGCTGCCAGCGCTTTCACCAACGTGAAGATTGCTCCGGCGATTTACACCTCTGGTAATGCGCTTGCGACGGTGGATTCGTTCCCGCAGAACAGCGCCGCTGTGACGTTCTTGGGTGGCGCTTCAAGCCAGTACCCGCAGAACCTCGTGTATCACCGCGACGCGATTGCGTTTGCCACGGCTGACCTCCTGCTCCCGCAGGGCGTTGACATGGCTTCGCGTCAGGTCCACAACGGTGTCTCCATGCGCGTTGTTCGTCAGTACGACATCAACAACGACCGTATGCCGTGCCGTATCGACGTGCTGTATGGCTACTCGGTGATCCGTCCGCAGATGGCTGTCCGCCTCTGGGGCTAATGGTTAAATTTAAGGAGTAACTAAAATGGCACTTCCTAATGGTTCTGGTGGATATCAAGTAGGCGCTGGTAATGCTGCTGAGCCGTTGATGGGCGTTCTTAACGCCGTCACGGCTTACGCTGGCTCGACTGGCACTATTGCTGTGGCCGACCTTGAAAACGGTGTTTTCTCGGTCGATTCAGGCGGCACGGACGCTGGCACGTACTCGTTGGCGGATGCCGCTGACGTGGACGATGCTGTCAGCAGCGCTCGCGTGGGTAGCACGTTTGATTTCTTTTGCATCAATCTTGGTGACAACGGAGCAAACGATGTGACCTTCTCGGGCACTGGCTGGACGTTTGTG